TGTAGCAATCGGCTTTGAATATATAGCCGTTGTCTAAATCGATATCCCCTTTTCTATACAGAGTGGCTTCTTTGTAAAAATTGTGCTTGGATATGCCACCAAGAATCCAAGCCTTTGTTAAATCTGTAAGTATGCGAACAAACACATACGCATCACAATCTTGTTTAGTTCCATGCAACGCTACAGAACAATCATAGTTGGGTAACGGTTTAGTGTTGCAACGTTTAGTCTTAACATCAATACGCATCCCATCCTTAACTAGATCATAATCGTATGTATTTATTTGCTTTGCATTAATACTATCAGCAACGACTAACTCACCTATCGCACCTACAACGTTGCTAGTGCCACCTGTAATACTTCCCTGCAATATGCCCACAGTAGAAGCTTTTTCCCTCGCACGGTTCATATAGTCGTCATTGATCGGTATCTCTATCATCAGCTTGCACTTAAGTCCACGACTTCGCAGGCATCTGCAGTGCATGCTAACTCACGAGATCCACTTGTATTATCTTCCTTTTCATACATAGAGAACTTAGTCCAGTCGAGTGATGTTGGCACACGCCCATTCCATTCGAGATATTCATCTGCATCTATGTCCTGATAAGGAGCTTGTTGATAGGTGTGATCG